CTCCCTGCGGTCTCACTCTGCGGAATACGCCCCGGCCCAGTACTTCCGCCTTGCTCTGTAGAGCGAGTCCCGGTCATGTGTTCATACACGCAAACTAACGCGTGCAAGCCCCGCGTGGGCCGTCAAGGGAAAAACACACGGCCTTGCCCCGTAGCGCCCGCCTGCGGCCCGCTATGCGCGTCCAGCGCCTTTCTAGCGGTCCGCCCTGTGGCGCACCCACGACCGCCGCGCCTGGTATGGCCCCCAGAGACCAAACACGTCGCGCGCCAGATCGCCGCCGATGGTGTCCAGCCAACGCCGCGCGTCCAGGTCGCCAGCGTGCGTATCCTTGACCGCTTGCAACAGGATCGCCGCCAGTAACGCCCGCTCAGGTCGGTCGTCTTCGTACCCCCGCCCAGGAATACGACCGCGGATGATCAGGGGCATTCTAGCGCCGGATCGTCGCCCGCAGTTCTACCACCGCGCGCCGCCAGAACCGCGCAAGCTCAGCGCATTCGCGCGCCACGGCGTCCCCCTCATACAGCCAACGCTCCAACGCCGCCAACCCCCGCGCCCGGCCTTCGGCCAAGGCCGCCGGATCGGCCGGGACCGGAACCGCTGAGATGTCCAACAGGTCGTAAACCGTCTGCCCACCCTCCTGCCGCTCATCCCAGCCCACCGACACCGCATGGAGAAAGCCCCGCCGGTACTTGCTCTCCACCCGCCGCGCAAAGTCGTCTGCATCATCGAAGGTCACATCCGCCAGCAACGCCCGCCGGCCGTAGTCCACGTTCACCGCCGCCCGGCCAATCGGCGGTTGATCGTACCGATGAGCAAACATGACAACCGGATTGCGCCGATAGTTCTCCAGCCGCCAGTTCGCCAGCGTCAGTACCTTGCCGTCACGCGCCAGACCCTCAGTAGACGCCACAAACCTGAGCGGCCCGCTCTGCGCAGTGCTCTCACAATAGGCCCTTGCGAAGTTCATTGCACACCTCAGTACACAAGCTTTTCATCCGGCCCGAACCCACGCCGCGCCCGCTGCCAGGCCAGCGCCAACGCCATCACACAGTCATCATGCAACCCGGCCGGGGCCGCATACCGCACCGCGCCGCTTGGCAACCGCTCCGCCTCAAACGCTTGAAGCTCCCCGATCAACACATCGTCGGCCAGAACGCGTATCTCGCGCCGCTCGAAAGCCAGTACCAGCCCGTCAATCAATGCCTGCTTGCTGGCGTTCGTGGTCTGAAACGCGATCACCGGCAACCCCTCACGCTGCAACTGCTCTACCAGGGGCAAGCCCAGGGCGTTTTGTTCCGCGCTGATCGTCGCCGGTTGGAATCGCTCATGCAGCGCCCGCAGCCGGATCAACTGCAACCCGAATTCCGCCCGGCTCATGCGATCCAGATGTACCAGTTCGCCCGTTGACTTGTCCATCACGCAAAACGCCGTCCAGTCCCGGCCCGGACCCGCCCAGTCTACCCCCACACTGTAGACGTGTCCAGGCTGTAACGCATCCTGCGCCGTCGCCGTCGCACACTCCATCACGTGCCGAAAGACGCTGCCCACGTCGTCTACCACATCGGCCAGATACTCTTGCCGAAAGAGGCGCTCCGGGACCGTGCCCCGGATCGCATCCACTTCGGCCCTCGGAATCAAGGGGTTGTCGTAGGTCGTGAAGCGCCAGGCCCGCCAACCCTTGCGCGTCTGCGCCGCCCGCCATAGATTGGCTGCCCAGTTCTGACCTTTGGGAACCCCCAGGAACAAGGCCCAACCGCCATGATCCAACAGCGTCGCTTGCACATACTCCGCCCACACCGCTTCTTGCATCAGCGAAAACTCATCGAGCACCACCCCCCGCACACCTTCACCGGCCAGACTGGTAGCATTCTCAGCCGTGCGCAGCCAGATTTCGCCGCCGTTCGGTAAGTGAAGCTCCTTGTCCACCTCGCGTATCTGGCGCGTGGGATCAGCCTTGACCAGCTTCCAGACCTGACGCGTGTAGTCCTTGAGCACCCGCCAGGCGCGCTTGAGCGAAGCCGAGCGCCAGGACAAACCCACCCACCAATACAGCCCCGGCCGCTCCAGCGCCGCCGCCAGGAGCCGTTGACAAGCGATCTGCGTCTTGCCCCATCGTCGGCCCGCAAAGACAACGCCGTGCCCCGGCCAGGTCAGTATCTCATTCTGCCCGTCGCTATGCGGTTTCGGCAGTCTCAGCGTCACTGTCTTTGCCATGTTCCGCCTCGAAGACTACCCGCAGCGTGATCGCTTCGCCGTCCGGCCCCATGACCTGGACGCGATTGCGTAGCGACCAGCGTTCCGGGAAGCGCCGCTCCAACAGCCAGGCCGAAGCCTGCCAGACGCGATCACTGGCGCGCCGAATCTTCGCTAACTGATCCTCCTCCAGCGTCGCCTCGGAGTAGCCTACGGCCTCCAGGAAGGCCGTAAAGAGCGTCTCCTGCCCGGCGACACGATCCTTTTCCCCTTGCTCCAGCCAGCGATAGTACGTGCTCTTGCTGACGCGTGCCAGCCGACACGCTTCCAGCGCGCCGTGACCGTCGGCAATGTAGCCGCAGATCGTCTCTTGAAGCTCAGGCGTCAACAACTTGGCCTTGTCCATTGCGTTGCCTCCTGCGCGCGTGCGCGACATAGCGTTCGTGCTGACCGCCCCCCGGCCAGGGGCGCACAGGGTCATCAGTCGCTTCCAGTGTACCAGGCGCGTCAACGTTGATCAGCGCCGCCGCTTCCGCCGACAGCGCCACAACTTCGCCGGGAAACCACGGCCCGATCTCTCCTTCTGGGAAACCCGGCAACGCCAGGCCGCTTTTCCCCCGCCAGTAGTCCTGCGTTACCCGATAGTTGCTCATCTCATACCGTCCTGTCCAGAAAGCCCTTGAGCCGGTACGCCGGCAGATGTTCTCTCAGCCATTGCGGACCACCGCCCCACGCCGGAACGCTTTCGCCCAGGCTATGTAGCGTGTTGCGCTCACGCTCATAGACAACCAGCGCCTCGTGCAGCGCCTTCGCCCGGCTGAGCACGTCGGCATAGGCCCCTTCGGCGCTTTGCATCGCCGCGTCACGCTCGATCTGGCGCTCGCGATCTCGCAGCGCCGCCAACTGCCCACGCACAGCCGCCAGTTCCGTATCGAGAGGCGTCAACGACAATTCCAGCGCGTCACGCTCCACGCCGAGGCGCTGGATCGTCGCCAACGCCGCCTCATAGTTGCGCACATCCACCGCTCGAATACGGCCAGCCAACACAGCCAGGCGCGCGATCACATCTTCGCGCTTGGCAACCAGCTCGCTTTCACGTTGCTCCCACTTCATACGCACCCCCTTGCAGTCGCCTTAAGGTTGCCGATTATCGGACCCTGCTACCCGGAAAGTTGCCAGTGCACCCTTCGCCCGGCAACTTTCCGGCGTAGTATGGCCCCTACTGACGGCCATAAACGGCCCGCCACAGGCCGTAAAACGCTCGTTTTGGCCCGTTCCCAGTCCGCATGTTCACACTATACATCTTATGTCGCCCCACTGTTGTTGCGAGTCGCATAAGGGTACAACACACACTTGGGCAATGCCTTTTTTCCTTCCTCCCGTCGCCGCTCCCAAGCGCCTCACACAGGGATCGGCCCCACTGCGGCCCGTTCCACGTCCGTGTCCGTAAACGTCCCGGCCGGCAACGCGCCGTGCCAATCCTGGAAGTCGGCCAGCCGCATGACGACCAGCGCGTTCGCGATCCGTTCACCCGCCGCGTGGATCACCGCGATGGGCAAATCATACTCGCTTGCATAGCCCCGCGCCTGTTGGACCGCCCCAGTCAACCACTTCGGCAAAGACGATCTACGCTTCACCTCCACCGTCAGCCCTTGCGCCCGCACGTCGGCGCGATCCGTACCCGGCCCCAGGCGTTGCCCGCCCACGGCCGCCGCAACCCTGCGCTCGTCGCGCTTCCAGCTTGTCGTTTGCTTACCCATCCTCACCCCTCCATCCCGGCCCACAGCCCCGCCGTGACCGGCAATTCATCCCCCAACCAGGCCCGGGCCGCGTGCCAGCCTGCCAGGTATGCGTCGCATAGCTGGCGATTCACGGCCAGATCGGGATGATTCGCGCCGCGCAGCCCATCGGCCAGCCCCCGGACGAAGGCCAGCTTGCGCGCGTAGCCCAGCAACTGGGGTAACTTCGCTTCTTCGATGTCCATCGTCAGCACCTCCGAGCCGTCCACCATGCCACGATCGGCCGGCATGGTGGACGGGCATACGCGCTCAGAACGGTGCGTCTACGCTGTCACCGGGCAGCCAGGGCGGTTCACTGGGCGCATCCTCCGCCTTGATCACCACCCGCGCAGCCGGTGGAGCCGGAGCCGGTGACGGAGCCGGAACCACAGTCGGAGCCGGAGCCGGAGTCGGAACCACAGTCGCAGCCGGAGGAGGAGTCGGAGCACGCTTCGCCGGCCGGATGTCGTGAATCTTGTTGTACTCCTGCCCATC